AACAGAAGACAGCCCAGCTTTGCTCGACTTGCTCGATGGAATCGCAGACGATTGGGAAAAAATTCAGAAAAGCACCAAAGATGCGAGCTTGAAAAAAGCAATGGGCTATATCGAGAAGATTGCCCTTGCAGAAATTCAAAGACAGCAAGGTCGCAGAAAATTAAATAAAATTCGGGAGAAAAGAAAAAATGGCTGAAATGACAGTTTTAGATGTAGTCCGAGGAATCTCTCAGGCAATCGCAAATTCGCACGATGGTGCCCTTGATGAAGAAGGAAATCCAGTAAAGATTGGACTCCGCAGAGAAGAAGAAGTTGGGATTCGTGACTCCCGTGTTATGGATGGCTTTAAGATTTCTATGGTCGGGAACCAGTTGCAATTAAAATACCACAGTGAAGTTACAATGGAAGAGGCTCACGATAAAAACTTTGAATCTGACCTTGGAAGTCGGCTGGAGAGCATTGCTTCATTTATTAAAAAAGAATACCGTAAGGCAACAAAGTCTTCGCTTACTTTGAAGAAGGTAGGTAAGATGGATGCACTTGTGCAATCAGTGGGTGCTCATAGAAATTGGGTCCAAGCTTCTTGTATTTATGAAATCGGACAACTGAAAGAGGTTGAACCAGCCCTTCAAGGTTCCAGCGAAGATAGGCTCGATAAATCTATCAGAAGCTGGCTTGACCAAGGAAGAAAAGGCAAGGCTAAAAATGACAAACGCCCAGCGGCGAAGGAAGATTAAAATGAAGATTACACAAACAAGATTAAAGACCATTATTAAACAAGAACTTGAGAACATTCGCAACGGTGGTCAGACAACTGTCACAACAGTTCAAACTGAAGGCGACGAGCAGTCTAGAACAATCACTGCGATTGAAAAGATTGGCGACGAGGTTGACCGGCTTGCAGGCATGATTAGTGACCAAGCCGCTCTTGAGCGGCTTGAGATGATTGATGATATGGTCCATACGTTGCTTGCACAGATGCAGGGTGTGGCACCAGCACCAAGACAGTAGGGAGTTAATAAATGGGAAGTAAGGTTACCAAAGGCAAGTTGCAAATTAGCGTCTCAGAATCTGTAAAGGTCAATGGCGTGGAGCACACTTACAACAGCACTCGTTCAGTTGCAGGAATCAATAATGTATCTCACAGGA